CATATCTACTTGTTCTTTTAAGTGATCTATATTTACTTTGTTATATCTTGATGCTTCAATTTCTTTTTCTATAGATTCAATTTGTCCAGCAAGATGTTCTATTAACATATACATTTCTAAATTTTTTGGTTCTTGTTCTGCCTTTTTTAAAAGGTCAGCTTGAAATAAAGTGTCTGCTGTTTCTAATCTATTAAGTCTTTCCTCTACACCAAAATAAGCCCACACACCTACTGCAACAGCTCCAATGATGGCTACTAAATTTCTTATAGGTAAAGAAATCTGTGTATTGTCATTTACTTTCATAACTACTGTAAAGGATTGCTAGTCTTAACTTTAATTTCTTCTATTTGAACTTTTAGTAATTCTATTTCTTTAGCATTAACTAAAGGTTTAGTATGAGAATGTTCAACAGGATGGTCATGGTCTATCAATTTGTGAGTATGAGAAGTGTCTGTATTTTCTAAAGCATTAACTTTTTCTTCTATAACTGCAATTTGAGCAGAATAATCTACTGTCTTTTGACTTGCTAATTGTTCAATAGTGCTTTCCATCTTAGCAAATTTACTAAAACCTGCACCGATAGATCCTACTAATCCTATAACAACTACTATGTTTGTTAAGTTCTTTTTAATATTATCAACCATTTTTCAATTGCTCCAGTTCTATTAAAAGTTTTTGTTTTTTTAATTTTATGTTGTGTAAAAGTTCCTGTTTCTTAAATACAGGATCATTAACTTTGTATTTATTTAAAGTTACTTCTGTATAGAGAAGTCTTGGATCAGACATATTAAGTTGATTTAAGTATATGTCTTTACTTTTATAAAAAGGAATTGTTGCATAACCAGTTAAACTAACTTGGTCATTAGTCATTACTTCCAATTTAATTAAGTTTTTAACTTGTAAATTCTTGTCTATATCTTTGATGGCTTCATCTACTTTAGCCATTACTTTATCTATATTGATATTTTTTTTCTGTCGTATATTTTTTTGCTTGGTATTATTTGTTGTTGATACGACCTCTGTTGTAGATTCTTCGCTATTAGATTCTTCTTCTTCTTGTGCTTCAACTTCTGATTCTTTCTCAGCTTGTTCTTTTTCTGGTACATTAGTTTCTTCTACAGCTTCATTGTTTTCTTCTTCAACAGCAGCTTCTTCAATTACTTCTTCTTCTTTAACAGTTTCCTCTTTCTCAGAAACCATTGATACTGTTTCTTCATAAATTTCCTCTATAATTTCTTCAGCTTTTTCTTCTACTGTTTCAACCATTTTTTCTTTTGGCATTGATGCCATCATGGTTGGTGGAGGTTCAATAGTTTCTTCTATCTCCTCAATAATTTCTTCAACAA